TCAAACGGCTGCCCCAGCACGTGCGCCAAGTCACCAACGACCAGCGCCAGAACCGCCCCGGCGCCAAGGTCATCCCAGTGGACGACAACGCCGACGTGGAAGTGGCCGACATTTTCAACGGCATGATCCGGCACATTGAATACATCAGCGACGCCGATGTGGCCTACGACACTGCCTGCGAAAACCAAGTTTCTTACGGCGAAGGCTACCTTCGCCTGCTGACCGAATATTGCGACGACAACACATTCGACCAAGACATCAAGATTGGCCGTGTGCGCAATTCTTTTTCGGTCTACATGGATCCAACCATCCAAGACCCGACCGGCGCGGATGCCAAGTGGTGCTTTGTCACTGAGGACATCACCAAGGCCGAGTTTGAGCGGATGTACCCAGACGCTGCGCCCATCACCACCCTGCAATCGCTGGGTGTGGGCGATCAGTCGATCAGCAACTGGCTCAATGAAGACACGATCCGCATTGCGGACTACTACTACATTGACTACGACCGCACGACGCTGAATTTGTACCCCGGCAACGCCACGGCGTTTGAAGGCACACCTGAAGACAAGCAACTGCGCGCGATCTACGGCAAACCCAAAAAGTCACGCGAATCTGACCGCCCAAAGGTCAAATATTGCAAGATCAACGGGTACGAAATCCTCGACGAACGCGAGTGGGCGGGCAAGTGGATTCCTGTGATTCGCATCGTGGGCAACGAATTTGAGGTTGACGGTCGGCTGTACGTGTCGGGCTTGGTGCGCAACGCCAAGGATGCCCAGCGCATGTACAACTACTGGGTCAGCCAAGAGGCCGAGATGCTGGCCTTGGCGCCCAAAGCCCCCTTCATTGGTTACGGTGGCCAGTTTGAAGGCTATGAGAACCAGTGGAAGACTGCCAACACGCAGAACTGGCCGTATTTGGAGGTCAATCCAGACGTTACAGACGGCCAAGGCGGCATGTTGCCACTACCCCAGCGGGCACAGCCTCCAATGGCCTCCAGCGGCCTCCTGCAAGCCAAGGCGGGCGCTTCTGAAGACATCAAGAGCACCACAGGCCAATACAACGCATCTTTGGGTATGGGTTCCAACGAGCGCAGCGGCAAAGCCATTCTGGCCCGCCAGCGCGAGGGTGATGTGGGCACGTATCACTACGGCGACAATCTGGCCCGTGGCGTGCGCCATGTGGCCCGTCAGTTGGTGGACTTGATCCCCAAGATTTACGACACCCAGCGCATTGCTCGCATCATCGGTGAAGATGGCGAGACCAAAATGGTCAAGATCAACCCCGATCAAGAGCAGCCGGTCAACAAGATTGTGGATCAGCAGGGCGTTGTGATCGAGAAAATCTACAACCCCGGTGTCGGCAAGTACGACGTGGTGGCGATCACTGGCCCAGGCTACGCGACCAAACGTCAAGAGGCGCTGGAAGCAATGGCACAACTGTTGCAAGGCAACCCTCAACTGTGGGCTGTGGCCGGTGACCTGTTCGTCAAGAACATGGATTGGCCTGGGGCTCAAGAGATGTCCAAGCGTTTTGCCAAGACCATTGACCCCAAGTTCACATCAGACGCCGAAGACAACCCGGCATTGCAGGCCGCACAACAGCAAATGCAAGCCATGGGTGCTGAGATGGATCAAATGCACGAAATGCTCAAAAACGTGGGCAAATCCATCGAGATGCAAGAGCAAGAGCGCAAGGATTTTGAGGCTCAAGTCAAAGCATACGAAGCCGAAACCAAGCGTTTGGCCCAAGTGCAGGCAAGCATGTCACCAGAGCAAATTCAAGATATAGTCTTGGGTACGGTGCATGGCATGATCACATCAGGGGACTTGGTGACTGAAATGCCGGGCCGAGATCAGCTTGAAATGATGCCACAACAAGGAATGCCGCAATGAAAGCCTGCGATTTTGTCGGACTGCTGTTCTTAGCCCGCGATGTGACCCATTCGGTGCATTTGAACACCCGCAGCTATTCCAAGCATGTGGCTTTGAATGCGTTTTACGACGGCATCATTGATCACGCAGACGCATTTGCTGAAGCCTACCAAGGCCGGCATGGCCTGATGGGCCCAATCACGCTGCATTCGGCCAAGAAGACCAGCAACGTGATTGAGTTTTTGGAAGACTCACTGAAAGAAATTGAAGATTCCCGGTATGAAGTGGCCGACAAATCCGATTCATCTTTGCAACAACTCATCGACAACATCATTGAGTTGTATTTGACAACTCTGTATAAACTCCGCTTTTTGGCGTAAGGAAACACCATGGCTCTTTATTTGCACAACAACAACACTGACGTCCAAGTCAAAGTTGGAGCCGGCAAGCTCAAGGGTTTCTTTGTGAGCACCGCATCTGGTACGCCCACCTTGGCGTTTTACGACAGTGCTACGGCCAGCACCAGCGACCCCACAATCATTGCGACCTTCACGCCAGCTTCAAACACAATGTATCTGTTGAGCGGGGACGATGCAGGCATTTATTTCAACAGTGGTTTGTACATTGACAAGGGCGGCACAACTGTCAACTACACCGTTTTCTACGAGTAAAAGCCATGTCCCAGTACAAACACATCACGGCGTCCACCCAGCTTAAAGTTGGCTTTGGGAAGATCAAAAGTCTTTTCATCAGCTCTGCGACCACTACGCCAAGGGTTTCGATTTATGACTCAGCCACAGCAGATACGGCTGATCCAGAATTGATCCATCAATTCACACCCACATCAGCTTCAGTTCGGCAGTTGAGCGGCGACATCAGCGGGATTGCGTTTAACAAGGGTCTGTACGTTGTCATCTCTGGCGACGTATCTATGACTGTCATCTACGAGTAAATTATGGCCAACGTAAAAATCTCCAACCTAACGGCAGCCACTACGCCTCTTGCGGGCACTGAGGTTTTGCCGATTGTCCAAAGCGGCGCTACCGTCAAGGCCAGCATTGCCAACGTGCAAACAGCCACCTATTCTGGCGGCACAGCCAATGGCGTTGCCTATTTGAACGGCTCCAAGGTGCTGACTACGGGCAGTGCGTTGAGTTACAACGGGTCAGTTTTAGGAATAACTAATACTGGTGATGGCGGCGGCAAAGTAACCAACTCATCAACAACAGGTTCTGGCACTTGGAATCTTACAAATAATTCTGGGTCAATTGTTCAACTGATGCTTTATGGATCGGCGCAAGGTGCTTATGGCGCTATTGGGTCTGGAGAGGCATCAATTTATTCGACTGTAAGCACGACATTGATGGCAGATAGTGCCAGTGGCGTTATCAAATTTGCTACTGGTGGTAATGCAGAAAAAATGCGCCTTGATGCAAGCGGTCGATTGCTTTTAGGTGAAACATCAGCCCCCGTAACTGACGCTAGTTTGTCAGCATTTACTACATCGACAACTGATGGCGCATGGTCAGCTAGGATTATTTCAAGAAACCAAAGCAACGATACATCGGTGTTTATGGGTAATTGGAGGACAAACTCATCCAACAAAGTGGCAGTAATTGCCGCCCACAATGCAAATTTATCGGGATGGGGGCCGTTATATGTAAACACACTTGATGGCACTCCGGGCGGTGATGTTGTTATGGGCGGTAACTTGCTGGTGGGGAGTACAAGCACTATTGGCACAGGCGGCAGATTTCAAGTAACAAGCAGTGTAGACACATCTCTTTTCAAATGTACATCTGGCACGACTTATGCCGCTATTGTCTCTAATGTGGAAAGTACAGCCGCAAGATTGATGGCGTTTCAATATGGCTCTGGCGGTTCGCCAACCAATGTGGGCACTATCACCACAAATGGAACAGGCGTTACCTATGGGACATCATCCGACTATCGGTTAAAAGAAAACATTGCACCAATGATTGGCGCATTGGATAAAGTGGCGCAACTCAAGCCTGTTACATATAAATGGAAAGCCAATGGGTCTGATGGGCAAGGCTTTATTGCACATGAATTAAAAGAGGTTGTGTCAGATGCTGTGCAAGGTGAAAAAGATGCGGTAGATGAAGATGGGAATCCCGTCTATCAAGGAATTGATACCAGCTATTTAGTGGCAACACTGACCGCCGCCATCCAAGAACAACAAGCCCTCATCACCCAACTCACCGCCCGTATCACTGCACTGGAGTCAGCATGATTACTTGGAACATCAGCCAACTTGACCGACAAACCTCTGATGGTTTTGTCACCACTGCACATTGGCAAGCCACTGCAACGGATGGGGATTATTCTGCCTCTGTCATTAGCACTTGCTCATGGTCTGGTGAACCCACCACGCCCTACGCTGACTTGACCAAAGATGCTGTGTTGGCATGGGTGTGGGAATCTGTGGATAAAGATGCCACGGAAGCCGCTTTGCTGGCCCAAATTGAAGCGCAAAAAAACCCTGTGACCGCCACTGGCGTACCTTGGAATTAAGACATGGCAGTTAATCTTTCACCCCTGGCCGGTGCCGGCTCGCAGTTCTTCGACGACAGTGGCAACCCACTGACGGGTGGGCTGCTGTATTCATACGCCGCCGGCACGACCACGCCGGCCACGACCTACACCAGCAACACAGGGTCAGTTGCAAACCCCAACCCGATCATCCTTAACAGCGCTGGCAGGCCGCCCAATGAGGTATGGCTGACCAACTTCAACGCCTACAAATTCGTTCTTCAAAACAGCGCCTACGTCCAAATCTGGACGATGGACAACATTTCAGCAATCCGCTCTGGCGGCACGCAATCCTATCAAACGGCCACGGCGGGCCAAACTGTGTTCACTGGTTTGAACTACACCACCAGCAACAACAGCATGCAGGTTTTCGTCAATGGCTTGAAAAAAGTCATTACACTACAGTACATTGAAACAAATTCAACAACGATCACTTTCTTGTCAGGATTGACGGTAGGCGATATTGTTGAGTTTGTGCAGTAAACCTTACCGGCGGGGTTCACCGGGGAATCTTAGGATTCATTGACATGACTGAAGAAGTCCAACAAAACCTAGCGGAAGTTGACTCCGCGCCAGCACCGGAAGTGACGGCCACTCCTGAGACTGTAGAAAATGCGCCGGTAGTCGCTGATGAGCAAAAGGACTCAAGGGTTTTTACCCAAGAAGAACTGGATGCTGCCATCGGTAAGCGGCTTGCGAGAGAACAGCGTAAGTGGGAAAGAGAACAGGCTCAAAGGCAAGCGGAAGCGCAGACTTTGAGGGCGCCAGCCCATATCCCGCCGGTTGATCAGTTTGAAAGCCCTGAAGCCTATGCAGACGCATTGGCTTACAAAAAGGCCGAAGAGTTGATTGCCCAGCGTGAGCAAGCCCGGCAGCAATCTGAAATTCTTGAGACCTATCACGAAAAGGAAGAAGAAGCTCGGAGCAAATACGATGACTTTGAACAAGTCGCGTACAACCCGAAACTTTCAATCACGACCGTGATGGCTCAGTCGATCCAAGCCTCGGACGTTGGCCCTGAAGTAGCTTACTACCTCGGTGCGAACCCCAAGGAAGCAGATCGAATCTCCCGTCTTGCACCTATCTTGCAGGCCAAGGAAATTGGAAGGATTGAGGCCAAGTTGACCAGCGATCCACCAACGAGAAGAACCACGTCCGCGCCAGCACCGATTTCACCTGTGACTGCTCGCTCTTCTGGAGCACCAGCCTATGACACGACAGACCCACGGTCTACCAAGACCATGAGCGCCTCGGAGTGGATTGAAGCTGAACGAGCTAGGCAGATGAAAAAGTTGCAGGCAAACCGCTAAATTTTTAAAGGATTTTTTCCATGGCTAACAGTATCTTAACCATCGACATGATCACGCGCAAAGCGCTTGAGATTCTCGAAAACAACCTTGTGTTGACCCGCAACGTGAACCGTCAGTACGACGACAGCTTTGCTGTTGAAGGTGCCAAGATTGGTTCGACCCTGCGCATTCGCTTGCCCGACCGCGCTTTGGTGACCGACGGCGCCGCCTTGCAAACTCAAGACGACAACGAACAGTTCACCACCTTGACTGTGAACAACCAAAAGCATATCGGCGTGAACTTCACTTCCGCTGAATTGACCATGCAGTTGGATGACTTCGCAGAGCGTGTGTTGAAGCCTCGTATCAGCCAGTTGGCCAGCTCCATCGACGCTGACGTTGCCAATGCATACAAGAGCATCGGTAACTCTGTGGGCACTCCCGGTTCTACCCCTTCTACTTCTTTGGTGCTGTTGCAAGCCCAGCAGAAGCTGAACGAGAACGCCGCTGTGATGAGCCCCCGTTATGCCACCGTCAACCCCGCCGCTAACGCTGGTTTGGTCGAAGGCATGAAAGGTCTGTTCAACCCCACCGACACCATCAGCAAGCAGTTCAAGAACGGCATGATGGGTATGGGCGTGTTGGGCTTTGACGAGGTCAACATGTCTCAGTCAATCAAGCAGCACACCACCGGCACCCGCGCCGCTACCGGAACCGTCACTGCCGCCGCCGTGACCTCTGAAGGTTCTGCCACGCTGACGTTGACTGTTGGCTCTGGTGAAACCGTTGCCGTCGGCGACGTGTTCACTATTGCTGATTGCTACGCTGTGAACCCGCAAACCCGTGAGTCCACCGGCTCGCTGTTTCAGTTCGTGGCTTTGGCATCAACGACTGCCACCACTACTGCTACCGTGACCGTGGCTCCGATGTACTCGGCTAACCACGCTCTGGCTACCGTGCTCACTTTGCCGGCTACTAACAAAGCCGTCGTGTTCACCGGCACCGCCAGCACGCAGTATCCGCAAAACTTGATCTACCACAAGGACGCCATTACGTTCGCCACCGCTGACTTGTTGCTGCCCCAGGGCGTAGACATGGCTGCACGTGCCGTTCACAATGGCATCAGCTTGCGTGTGGTTCGCCAGTACGACATCAACAACGACCGTATGCCTTGCCGTATCGACGTGTTGTATGGCTACAGCACCATCCGTCCTCAGATGGCTTGCCGTCTGTGGGGTTGATCTGAAACGGGGCTTCGGCCCCTTTCTTCGTAACATCTTTTTCAAGGAAATTTATCATGGCATTACCTAATGGTTCTGGTGGTTATCAAGTCGGCGCGGGCAATATTTCTGAAGCCCAACTGATTGTTCAAGGCCCACCCACTGCGATTACCGCAACCACTGCAACCCTGACCGGCGCTCAAATGGCCAACGGGTTGATCACCAGCAACACCTCGGCTGACACCGTAGTGACGCTGCCTACCGTTGCCGATTTGGAGCTTGCAATCAGCAGCGCCCAGAAAGTCAACGCTGCATTTGATTTCGCAGTCGCCGTTGACGACACTGCGTATCAGTGCACCTTGGCCACTGCTACTGGTTGGACGTTGCTCGGTAACATGGTGGTGTTGGAAAACACCGGTGCCACGTTCCGCGCTCGTAAAACTGGTGACGGCGCTTGGACTTTGTACCGCATTGCGGGCTAAACCTAATGGGGGCTTTGGCCCCCGTTTTTAAGGAAACATCATGCCTACAAACACCAAACCAGTTGGCGTTGCATACGAAGACCCACAGCTTGACGGCGCGATCATAGGTAAAACCGGCGGCACCGCTGGTTTTTACGGCACTACGCCAATCGTTCAAGCCGCTGCCATTACAGCCGTCACCAATACCGCTACTGGTACTGAACTGGCGACTGCAATTAACGCACTTCGCACTGCGCTGAAAAATATCGGCATCACTGCCTAAACCAACCAGGGGGCTAATCACCCCCTTCTTTTTATGGCCGTTATTTACATGTCTCATCCCGTCCACGGCGCAAAGGTTGCGACCATGGATCTTGAAGCGGAAGCCGATGAAAAAAATGGCTGGACGCGCTATACTCTTGACACGCCTGCTGTTGAAGAGGCGGCTCCTGTTGTAAACGAGCTGGAAGTAAAACGTAGACGTGGCCGTCCTACTGTTGAGGCGGTCGAACAAGGAGCGTAAACATGGCCACCTACACTGCTGGCGAACAGATAAATCGGGCGCTGCGATTGCTTGGCGTGTTGGCCGAAGGTGAGACGCCCGCTGCGTCGGTGTCACAAGACGCTTTGATGGCGCTTGATCAAATGATCGACTCATGGAACACTGAGCGTCTATCTGTTTTTAGCACTCAAGACCAAGTTTTTACTTGGCCTGCTGGGTTTATTAACCGCACCCTTGGCCCCACAGGTGACTTTGTAGGTAACCGCCCCGTTCTGTTGGACGACGCCACCTACTACCGCGATCCAGGCACCAACGTGTCGTTTGGCATCAAATTCATCAATCAACAGCAGTACGATGGCATTGCTGTTAAGACGGTAACGTCCACGTATCCGCAAGTGTTGTTTATCAACATGAGCTACCCCAATGTTGATATGTACATTTACCCCAAACCCACACGGGACTTGGAATGGCACTTTATTAGCGTTGACGAACTGACCCAACCCGCCAATTTGGCGACCAACATTTTGTTCCCGCCGGGGTATCTGCGCGCTTTCGTGTACAACTTGGCTATGGAATTTGCGCCTGAGTTTGGCGTTGAGCCCAGCCCCCAGGTGCAGCGTATTGCAATGACAAGCAAACGCAACTTGAAGCGCATCAACAATCCTGATGACATCATGTCGATGCCTTACGCCATCGTGGCTAACCGCCAGCGCTTTAACATCTATGCTGGCAATTATTAAGTATTCATATTGTGCAACCAACATGATACATACGTTTTGCCGCCAAATAAACCTGATGTGCTTCTTCGGGCGTTTTAAACGTTCCAAGGTATGTCGGTTTATTCTGAATACGAATGTACGCTTGCCAATTATTTCCGTTTCGAGCAACACCAAGCAAGCCCGACGCGGAATTTTTTGGTGCGCCGCGTCTATTTTGGTTGTTTATTTCCGCAGTAGCCGACCTAAGATTTTTAATCCGATTGTCATTGCGCACATTGTTTATGTGATCGATAAATTTTGGCGGCTGTTCTCCGTAATAATGCAGCCACGCCAATCTATGCGCCCGATGGCTTTTGCCAAGTATAAATATGCTCAAATACCCGCTATGATGTTTGCTACCGGCGTAATCTCCCACATGCACGCGCTGGGCAACTTTTTTTCGCCAATAAAAATTACCTGTTTTAGGGTCGTAATTAAGCACTTCTCGAACGTGCTCGGGGGTTATTTTCATGGCAGCCGCCTTTTAACATACGTTCAACATAGGGGTAGTATAGCATGAAGTCCCCCATATTGGGCAGTGCATACGTTGCTCGCAGTGTCAATGCTGCGGACAACCGCATGGTCAATTTGTTCCCAGAAGCTGTCCCCGAAGGCGGTAAAGAACCCGGCTATTTGCAGCGCTGCCCAGGTTTGAGTTTGCTGGCCACTATTGGCACTGGCCCTATTCGCGGTCTGTGGACGTTTGGCGGGTATGGGTACGTGGTCAGCGGCAGCAAGCTGTACAAGATGGCCCCCAACTACACTACAACGCTGTTGGGCACCATCGCAAACACTGGCCCGGTCAGCATAGCTGACAACGGCATTCAGATGTTCATCGCGGCCAATGGGCCGGGCTACATCTACAACGCCAACACCAACGTGTTTGCGCAGATCACAGACCCTGATTACCCCGGCGCGTTGACCGTGGGTTTTATTGACGGGTATTTCACCTTCATTGAGCCAAACAGCCAAAAACTGTGGGTCACAAGTCTGTATGACGGTCAATCTGTTGACCCGTTGGACTTTGCCAGCGCCGAAGGCGCGCCAGACAATTTGATCAGCATGATTGTGGATCACCGCGAAGTCTGGCTGTTCGGAACCAACTCGGTTGAAGTCTGGTACGACTCGGGCAACGCTGGATTCCCTTTGGAGCGCATCCAAGGCGCGTTTAACGAAATTGGCTGTGCAGCTACCTACTCGGTGGCCAAGCTCGACAACGGCCTGTTTTGGCTGGGCGCAGACGCTCGCGGCCAAGGCATTGTCTACCGGGCAAATGGCTACACCGGCACCCGTGTCAGCACCCACGCCATCGAATACGCCATCTCCCAATACAGCACCATCAGCGACGCCATTGGGTACACATACCAGCAAAATGGCCACGGCTTTTACGTGCTGGTCTTTCCTACTGCCAACGCCACTTGGGTGTACGACGTGGCCACGCAAGCCTGGCATGAGCGTGCCGGTTGGGACAACGGCAACTTCATTCGTCATCGCGGCAATTGCCAGATGGCGTACAACAGCAAAATCATCATTGGCGACTATGAAAACGGCAACATCTACGCCTTTGATATAAACGTCTATGACGACAACGGTGACACCCAGAAGTGGCTACGGTCGTGGCGAGCGTTGCCAACTGGCACAAACAACCTCAAACGCACGGCGCACCACAGTTTGCAACTGGACTGCGAATCTGGTGTTGGTTTGTTTGGCACAGGTCTTCCAATAGAAACCACAATTTATTTGTTGACCGAAAATGATGATTATTTGATCACTGAAGCCGGCGATTATTTGATCGCGGACTTTATCCCTAATATTGCAACCGATCCCGAAGTCATGTTGCGTTGGTCAGATGACGGCGGTCACACTTGGTCCAATGAGCATTGGGCGTCCATGGGCCGTGTTGGCGAATACCAGCGCCGCGTGTTTTGGCGTCGTCTGGGCATGACACTCAAGCTGCGGGACCGGGTCTACGAAATCTCAGGCACAGAACCTGTGAAGATTATCATCATGGGTGCTGAGTTGCTGTTGAGCCCGACCAATGCCTGACAATGGCAACGACGACTCCCAACACTAGCCAGATACCAGCGCCTCGGGTGCCGCTTATTGACGAGCGCACGGGCTTGGTGTCGCAGCAATGGTTTCGGTGGTTCAACAATATCTACGCGCTAACCGGGTCTGGCCTTGGCATCACGCCAGTTGCCAACGGCGGCACAGGCACGGGCAACATACCGACCAATGGTCAACTGTTGATTGGTAATGGCACTGGGTATTCACTCAGCACATTAACCGCCGGCGGCGGGGTTACGATTACCAATACGGCTGGGCACATTGAAATTACCAGCTCCGGATTATCTAGTTTTTCAGCCGGGACTACCGGCTTTACTCCGTCCACACCGACCACGGGCGCGATAACCTTGGCCGGGACGCTGATTGCGGCCAATGGCGGCACGGGATACGCCAGCTACGCGGTGGGCGACTTGCTCTACGCCAACACCACGACCACTTTGGCCAAGCTGGCCGACGTGGCCACCGGCAATGCTTTGATCTCTGGCGGTGTGTCAACCGCGCCGTCATGGGGCAAGATTGGCCTGACAACGCATGTCAGCGGTACGTTACCCATCGCAAATGGCGGCACCAATGCAACCGCTACGCCTACCGCTGGCGCCGTGGCTTATGGTTCGGGCACGGCCTACGCTTTCACGGCTGCGGGCACATCTGGCCAGGTTTTGACCAGCGCAGGCGCAGGCGCTCCGACTTGGACTACCCCAACCACGGGCACGGTGACCTCAGTAACGGGCACGGCGCCCGTAGTGTCGTCGGGCGGCGCAACGCCCGCCATCAGCATGGCTGCGGCCAATGGCACGACCAACGGCTACCTTACATCCACCGATTGGACGACATTCAACGGCAAGGGTTCTGGCTCGGTCACCAGCGTTGCGCAGTCATTTACGGGCGGTTTGATCTCGGTTGGCGGCTCACCCATCACGACCAGCGGAACTTTGGCACTGACGGTGGCGGGAACTAGCGGCGGTATTCCTTATTTTTCCAGTGGCACGACTTGGGCGTCATCTGGCGCTTTGACCCAGTACGGCGTTGTCTATGGTGGCGGGGCTGGCGCGGCTCCCGTAGCCACCGCCGCAGGCACCACAGGACAGGTTTTAACGGCCACAACGGGCGGCGCGCCTACTTGGGCAGCTCCCGCTACCAGCGGCACGGTCACCAGCGTTTCTGTGGTGTCTGCCAATGGTTTGGCGGGCACGGTAGCGACCGCGACCACAACGCCTGCCATCACCCTATCAACCACGATCACCGGCCTGCTCAAAGGCAACGGCACGGCCATCAGCGCGGCGACCAGCGGTACAGACTACGCCCCGGCTACCAGCGGCACGTCTATTCTGTACGGCAACGGCAGCGGCGGGTTCAGCAACGTCACCATTGGCACGGGCATTAGCTTTGCCGCCGGCACGTTTTTAGCCACCGGGGCTGGCGGCACGGTCACTAGCGTATCGGTTGTCTCTGCCAATGGCTTTGCCCGCCCGGTGGCCACATCTACCCCCACACCCGG